TTCTTTCATACCACTACATGCACCTAGCATACCTAGCATTGCAGTCATAGTTACGATCTTAGTAAAGCCTTTCATATTAGCCTCCATAGCCTAGCCTTTAGTTTAATGTTACGTATATAATACTATCTTTGTGTGACAAAGTCAACCTATTTTGGTTAACCTTATGGCCACCTGTAAAATATGTGGGTTGAAATACTACCAACAAGTTGTATCTTACTTGCCCATTTTGGTGATACATAATCAGCATGATAATGTGTTGCACCTTCAGTAATGCCTCGCATTTTATCTGTGTGCAAAATTTTGTATGCAATAATCTGTGCAAGTCTCCAAGCATCATTGTCTCGAATAGTATCGGCCTTGCCATCGCAATACCAACTAAATTGGCAACGATTTTTGATTGGATGATAGATACGTTCTTTTGGTGCTAGATCTGTGTGTTGTTTAGTTTTCCAACTTTCTTTAATTGGACCTTCACGTACAACTTTGCAAATTGAGTTTGGATAACGTGTATCGTTAACCCTATTTAAAACTACATCAGCAACTGCATATTGACCTGCTAATGGTTCTGATTTGGCTTCAAAGTAAATATTTTGTGCCAAACAATAAAGTTCTGGTCTGTTTTCTTCTGTATACAATTCTTCAAGTTGCGGATTTTGAAAAGTAGATGCCGATGATGCGAACGCAGTAGTTGCTGTAAGTATCATGGCTGCTAAAATAGCTGTCTTCATAATATACCTCATAATTTATTTAGATTAATTTGATACTACATTTAGTGTGTAGTTTAGTTCCTTCGCATTTGTGCTATCTCAGTAGCTTGCTTAGATCCGTTCTTGTCATCTGCATCTGCAAATACAGGCACAAGATTAGACTTGTGCATCATTGCAATACCTACTAGTTTACGTTCGCCACTATAAGTCATCTGCTCTCGCTGAGTGCCGTTGCCACAAATTTTGTTACTTGTAGGCACTGTGTTTCTGCTATTGCTTCTATAGTCTGGAATTGAGTTGACTGAAACATCTTTGTGTTTCTTGTCCGCAAGCTGATCTGGATGTACACCTTTCTTGCGTAGCCACTTGTCGTGTTCTGCCTGCGCCTTGAGTTGTTTAGCGTTTGGCTTCTTCTTTTTACTATTGTATCTTGTGGTCGTTAAGTATGGACCTACCATTTGCATTGTCATATTTTGCGCCTTTCGTATGCCTATTATTTGTATAATATAGCACGCCTAGGCGCAAAAGTCAACCTATTTTGGTAATATTATGCGTGAGCTCTTCTTTGCATAATTTTGTATGTTGCCTGTGGTCTACCTGGCATATCATTTGAGTTTGATTCAACTACTCTGATATCAAAGCCAGCGTCTCTTAGCTCAGTCAATCTAGCACCTGGAGACATAATGTCCAAGTTATCAGTTAAATCTTCTGTTGTAAAAGATTTACCAGTACCCCAGTAATTTTCTAGGATTTGTTGATTTTGTGTGCCTTCTTTAAAGAACTTAGTTCCTTTTGCTTTTGTTTTCATGTTTCTCCTTTTTGTTAACATTGAGTATATAATACACTCTATAGGAGTAAAGTCAACCTATTTTGGTAAACTATTTCATTTCTTCAACAGCAGCATCATAAACTGCTTGGCTCATAGTACCATTTTCTAGCAATCTTGTTCTATTTGCCATATGCTGTGCATCAACATCGTCTTTAGATCCACCAAAGTATGCTACAGCATGTCCCTCTTCAACAAGAATATCAGTGCATCTTCTTTCGTCATCAACGAGGAAGTCTCCGAGGATACGTCCGAACTTTCCTTTTTTGTCTTCTCCACTTCGATCGATCTCTGTTTTGAGAACTTGAATCGATCCGATAGGTAACAGTTCTTTAAGTCTGTCTTTTGATGCGAGTCCAAAGGCTTTCTCCACTCTATCACGTGTTCTTGATTCAGGTGTGTCTATGCCCATCATGCGTACACGTTCTTTGTGCATCCACACTCCAAAGCCTAGATCGATGTCAACATCTACGGTATCTCCGTCTACTACTCTTAATATTTTACATTTGTATTCGTACATTTGTTTTCCCTATATTATTCATCCAAGTTTAACGCTTGGTCGCCCCATTCTTCCATTATAAACTCTGCAAAGGCTGTTCCAAACAACCACATTAGAGTAAGAATTATTATACCCACGCATATTATAAGAAGCCATACTATAATTTTTATTATTATATGTTTGTCTTCTACCCAATGTGCTACTTTCTTAATTTTGTTCTTTACGCCGCCTAGTAAATAGTTTCCTATTACAAAACGTGCTAATCGCATTACAATTAATATTGGCGAACTAAGCACATCAAACAATATTAGAAACAAGTCTACTGACGCATCTATAATGTTGTCAACATTAAACCATTTGCGGAGACGTTCCTTCATTAGTCACTTGTTCCGACCATCTCAAACAACGCAGGGCCAAAACTACTTGCGGCCCAACCTAATGCTACGATAGTAATCACTCCGTAGATCAACCATTTAATCTTAAAGTCATCTACAGTCATCTTTAGTGCTACTAGTTCGTTACCTAAGATGCGAACTGCTACTTCCATTTTACCTGTGTTATCTTCTTTTGACATTTACTTCCCCTGTCCTTTATATTTCTTGTATGATCGTCTTTTGCTTTTGTTCATCATACCAGTTGAGTGTCTTCCGTTTCCAATTGATGTTTTCTTTTTTGTATACTCGTGTGCTTCTAGACTAGCGTTAAATTTAACTCTTGCCATAAACCTCCTTGGTTATGTATGTATTTATTGAATTATTATTTTTTGAGGAGCGTATTATAGTGGTGCAGACGTTGTTGAAGCATCTCTTGCGCCATAGGATCCAATTCTTTGCGGAGTTGCTCTATAATCTGTTTACGTATCTCAGAAGCAGATTTACGCTTGTTTTTATTATTAGTATGTCTCATGGAGTATATTGTATTTATTTAAAAAAAAGGCCGCATAATGCGACCCTTTAAAAGTTATATTATTTTATAAAATTAATTAAAAATTAATTTTTACGCCAACTTCAATTTCTCCGCGGTCGCCTGCGCCATTGAAGTCATATGTTGTTTCGCCATACACAACTGATTTTGCATTTACAGCATAGTCAAAGCCTAATTCTAGTACAGGATACTGTCCGTCGTCTAATACATTCATTAGTGCAAGATTATCGCCTGATGCATGATTTGTTTCAAACACGGTAATTGGAACTTCGCCCCAAATAGAAAGTGGTCCATCTGCTGGTGTCCAACGTAATTCTGGTTCGATAGTGATATGGTTTGTTTCTGCATCAACTTTATGAAATGCTTTTAACTCTGTATTTAGAGCTAAACTTGATCCTAAGTCCTGTGCATTTGCCATAACAGAAGTGCTTAGAATTGCCGTAGCGGCAATCGCTATTAGTGTTTTAGTCATTTTGATTGTTTTCCTTATTATATAAAAAGTGCTGAAGACTTGCTCCCCAGCGAATTTATTTATCTAGTGATGTTTGTAGTAAACTACAAAGTGAATTAAGTGGCCCGTCCTGTTGCCCGGTGGAACCATACCGCGAAGTTTACAGTCTAGGCTGCAAGTAGCTCACTATCCATAGACATGTCTATAGATGTAAACGCTTCAGGTTTGAAATTTGCGTTTGCAATTATCAATTTTCTTCGCGATAACCGTGCTTAGATCCGGGTAACTCCACTCTTCTACTAATCCGCCTGTCGATCCTATTTCAGCCCCATCATAAACACTTGCCTACCTTAATCTCATCAGCAAGTGTTTATGGTGGAGCTGTCGGGTACCGCCCCCGAGTCCAGCTCGTCGTTTGAATTGCTTCAACGTTACAGTTATATTTATACAGTCTTTTGACGGTGTTGTCAACCTTTTTCTGCATTTAATTTACTTTGTTCGTATTTCATCATTAGAGCATATAGGTCGTCTGTCTTTTTTAGTACACCGTTTGGCTGTACTACAAAAACATCACCAGGTTTATACAGATGGTTGCCTTTATAGGTTCCGTCTTTTCTTAAACCCATTACTTCGCCTGGCCAATCACCTTTGACTGTAAAGTTTTCACCAAACTGTTCTATTGTAAAATCCATCCACATCATAAAATAAATCTCCTATTACAAAGTGTATAAGTAGTTATATGATATTCTGGATTGGATTTACTATAATGGTATTGAACGAAGGCTTCGTAATTATGCGACATGTTCATCCATGGTTTGCTAAAAAAAGAGATCATCTAATAGCAACCTACGGTAAGAAATGGAAAACAATCCACGCAACACTTGACTATACTTGGATAGCTGGAGTTGGATTAGGTATAGCATTAGATCTATCTAATTGGAAGTTATATGCTTCTGTACTTGCAATCTTTTGGGGAATAGTAGCTGTCGGAGTCTACTTGCCATTGTTAATTAAAAAATTAAGAAAATAAAGTTTTAGCGTTTCCTGCTATAATCATACAACATGTAACAATGTGTAGTATGATCCAAAAGGTGCGAAAAGCCAGAGCCTTCCTTACATCTGATTGTGTAATTGGAAGGAACTCTGGCTTATCGTTATCATCAATGCCTATTGGCATGCCAACAGTTCTAGCCCATAGTTTAAGCCAGCGCCGTTGACCACTCATTACATTGAGTTCTTCTTTTCTTGAATTTCTGCTCTACGTGATTTAGTTAATTTTCCTAAGTCACCTAATGCTTTTCTTGCTCTTGCCGCGGCAGCTTTTACATTTTTGTCTTCAAATGTTTCTGCTTCTGCAAGGTAGTTGTTGTACGCTTGTACTATTTCGTCGTGTATTGTCATATTGTTCTCCTATTTAAGTTATATTATATGATAAAAGTTTGCCAAAGTCAACCTTTTAATCGCCTACAAATACATTTGAACTTCCTGTTGCTTGATGTCCACAAGATGCGACATCTCCTTCTCTGCATGTAGGAATATTGTTGGTAAAAACATTGCTACTTCCAGTAACCATTGGAGGTACTACATGTGGTGGTAAGCCGTGGGGTGCAACTACATCACCAATTCTTACAACTTCAGCATTGTTAGCAAATACATCTCCACTTCCAGAGATCAAAATTCCACCTGCTGCATCTATACCTTTTCTTGTTATGCCAGGAGAGCTCATATTATAAAGTCGCCAAGTATGCTTTAGTTTTTGCAACTAAAGCGTTTACATTTTCTTGTTCATCTTCTAGTGCCTTTATTAATGATCCCATGCTTAATGCGGCGTATGCATCTTTAAAAGGAATTCCTGCGCCAGAAACCTCATCTTCTCCTGTTACAATTCGTTTAACACTGTCGTTTGCATTAGAAATTACAGAAGTTGATTCTGATAATTTTGCAAGCTCTTTGGTAAGTTTTACTATAGGAGCTGCAATGTAAATTGTTCCTGAAAACGCCGGAACTACTTCATTTACAGTTAATTCATAATTGATAGGATCACCAGTTGCAGAATAATCAATAATATATGTCCCTGTTGGAATATTGTTACCTTCGATAAAAAACCCTATGTTTTTATCACTAACTGAACTAGGTCCGGAAAGTGTAATCTTATTAGCACTTACACCATCAGCTGATGCATTGATTTTAATAATATCTGGATTTAATCTTTCTATACCTTCTTTAATTGAATTCAAAGTTGAACTATAATCATTAGGTATGACAGAAACTCCACCATTAGAATCATCATAAACTATAGTTGATCCTGGAACTGAAGTAGTGTCTACTTGTATTGCCATTATTATCTCCTATCTAATTTATCGCAATGCCTGTAGTAGTAGCAATGTATTGGTTAGCAATATCAGTTTGTGTTTTAGACACACATGATACTGATGATGTACGCATCATAAATTTATTACTAGGATCTACGCTAAACATAAACGGTGCTAGTCCTAGTCCTTTTTCTTGCATTACTAAAACCATTGGCTTTTTTAGTGTATAATATTCACTATCTTCTCCATCCATTCGAGCTACAATTTCTTCACCCGATGATAATTTTAAGCTGATAGTATCGCCTACTTTGTATGGTGTTTCAATTAACATTATATTGTATGTCCTGTTCCGGTATAGTTTGTGTTTTCAATATAATCTACCATTTGTTCGTATCCACCTACTTTATTTCCGCCTATGATAATTTGCGGGAAAGTTCTTGCTGTTGGAAAAGTTTCAAAAACTTCTTCTCTTGTAAAGTCTTTGCCTAGTTCTTTATATTCGTATTTGTATTGTCTTGATTCACATAGTGCTTTTGCCTTCATGCAACTTGGACATGCAGGCTTACCCCATATTGTTATCATAAACTAAATCCTTTTAGTGAATCCTTGTCCACGTCTTGCTTGATGCCGCCAATAATATAAGACTCTACTTCTGTCTCTTGTGGTGCAACTTGCAAGCCTGAGCTAGATAGCCAGTGCTGTGTCCAAGGTAGTGGGTTAGTGTTTACTGGTTGATCAAATATTGCTTGCATACCTAGTGCTTTTAATCTACGGTTTGCAATATATTCGACATAGCGGTGTAATAATTGTGTATTCAAACCAATCATACTGCCGTCTTTGAACAGATACTCTGCCCAATCTTTTTCTTCTGCAACACACTCGCGCCACAGTTCATATACTTCTTCTTCACACTCTTTAGCAATACTTGCCATTTCTAGATCGTCTTTGCCTTGTGCCCACAACTTCAATACGTGTGTGCTTAGTGCTAGGTGTTGTGCTTCGTCGCGAGCAATAAGACTAATAATCTTTGCAGAACCTTCCATTAGTTTTAGTTCGCCAAAGCCAAACGTACAAGCAAAACTTACGTAGAAACGTAGTCCTTCTAGAATGTTTACAGTTTGCATTGCCATGTAAAGTTTTTTCTTTACATCACGCATATTGCCTTCTTTGCGATGTGTATAAGCATCAGCAGCTTCTGTAAATGCATCGTAGTGTTTAGTTACACTAGTTGCTCTAGCAATAATCTTCTCATCATCTAAAATAGTATCAAATACTTCTGACGGGTCAGCATACACGTTCTTCATAATATGTGTGTAGCTACGTGAATGAATTGTTTCAAAGAAGTCCCAAGTAACAATACAGCCTTCTAGTTCAGGCAATGAAACATGCGGCAAAAAAGCTAGACACGGACCACGTCCTTGGACACTGTCAAGTAGTGTTTGATATTTCAAATTAGAAGTAAAGATGTGCTTCTGTTCAGGGCGGAAGTTTGCAAAATCAGCTCTATCTTTTTGTAGACTTACTTCTTCTGGTCGCCAAAAATAACCAAGCATTGTTTGGTTAAGTTTATCAAACACAGGAAACTTAAATACATCGTAACGCTGTGTGTTTTGATCTGCTCCAAAAAACATATTCTGTTTAGTGAAGTCTACTTTTTCTTTGTTAAAAACTGTCTTTGCCATGTGTCTCTTTCCTTAGCTATTTTTATAGTATAACACCATCAGTACCCTGTGTCAACTATATATTGCATGCCTCGCACTCTTCTTCGTCTCCAATTTGTAGGGTAGCAGGTGGTGTCTCTTCAACATTATCATGCCAACCTAAAGAATGTGCTGGTTCTTCGTCGTCTGTTTTATAATCGTATGTGTTTTGATAGTAACTAGTTTTCCAACCAAACTTATAAGTTGTTAATAAGTCGTTCATCATTACACTCATTGGAACTTCATTGTTTTCAAAATGTGTTGGATTGTAACTCCAGTTGCCACTAATGGCTTGGTCAAAGAATTTTTGCATCACTGCTACTATATTAATATAACCTTCATTGCTTGGCATGTCCCATAGCAATGTGTAGTGGTTCTTTAGTGTTTGATACTGTGGAACAATCTGCTTAAGAGGCCCTTTTTTGCTCTTCTTAACGGACAAGTAACCTCTAGGTGGTTCAATACCGTTTGTTGCATTTGACACAACGGAACTGCTTTCTGATGGCATCTGTGCGGACAATGTTGAGTGCCGTAACCCGTGTTGCTTGATGCTCTTGCGTAAAGTAGTCCAATCATATTTTAATTTTCCTTTAACTATACTATCAACATCGCTTTTGTATGTATCAATAGGTAAAATGCCGTCACTGTATTTAGTACGGTCAAAATAATCACATGGGCCTCTTTCCTGTGCTATCTTGTTACTAGCTTTTAGTAGGTAATATTGAAATGCTTCTGATAAGTCGTGTACAAGTTCCCATGCTTCCTTATCATCGTAATGTACCTTGTGTTTTGCTAGGTAGTGTGCTAATCCAATGTAACCTACACCTAAACTACGTCTTGCTTTTGTGCTGATCTCAGCAGCTTTGATAGGATATTTTTGATAGTCAATAATTTCTTCTAATGCTCTTACTGCTAGTTCACACAATTCATCTAAGTCGTCTAGGTTACGTAAAATACCTACATTGATAGCACTTAGAATACATAGTGCAATTTCACCTTCTGGGTCGTCAATGTGTTCTAGTGGCTTAGTTGGTAATGTAATCTCTTGACACAAATTACTCATATAGACTGTGTCTTTGAATGAGCTGTGTGTGTTACAATGATCAACATTCATAATATAAATGCGTCCTGTTTCAGCACGTTCTTTGATCAATGCAGAAAACAATTCCATTGCTGGAATAGACTTTTTCTTAATGCTGGTTGCACGTTCATACTTTTCGTATAACTCTTGGAATACTTCTGGGTCACCAAAGTATGCTTCGTACAAACCTGGAACATCGTGGGGACTAAACAATGTAATGTCGCCGCCCCCAAGCAGACGCTCGTACATTGTTTTATTAAGTTGAATTGAATAATCTAGTTTACGCACACGATTGTCTTCTGTGCCTTTGTTGTTCTTTAGCACAAGGATGTCTTCAATCTCTTGATGCCAAAACGGGAAGTGTGTAGTAGCACTGCCGCCACGCACACCATTTTGTGTACAACAACGTACTGTTGATTCGAACTTTTTAAGGAACGGAATAATACCTGTGTGTGCTACTTCGCCGCCTCTAATCTTTGCATTTACTCCTCGGATCCGTCCTGCGTTGATTCCGATGCCCGCCCTTTGCGCTGTATAACGTCCAATAGACATATCGCTGGCAAAGATGCTATCAAGGGTATCGTTAGAGTCAACAAGAACGCAACTTGCAAACTGCCTGACAGGGGTCCTGACGCCTGCCATAACGGGCGTTGGGATATTGATTTTAAATAATGAGGTCGCATCGTAGTATCTCCTTACATAATATAATCTGTCCTCTTTAGGATAATTAGCAAATAGTGTTGCCGCTATCATCATATACATATATTGTGGAGTTTCGAAAAGGCTTCCTGTGCTTCTATCTTGTACTAGGTACTTGTCAACTACTTGACGCAAGCCTGCATAGGTAAAATTTTCATCACGTTTATGATGCATATATGAATCTAATCTAGCAAGTTCGTCATCATCATAAGAATCTAAAATTGCCTTATCATAGATGCCTCGTTTGATATTTAGATCAATCATTTCTTTTAGTGTAATAGTTTTATCATAGCCGCCAAAAACTTGTTTATATACTGCATATGATAATAATCTTGCGGCTGCATATTGATAGTTAGGTGCATCTAAGTTTATAAGATCGTTAGCACTTTTAATTAATATTTCTTGAATTTCATCTGTACTCATGTTGTCATAAAATTGAATATTTGCATTCATTTCAATTAGACTACTACTAACACCAGCTAGTCCTTCACACGCAAATTCTACTACTTTATGTATTTTTTCTATATCCAGTCCTTCTTTTTGACCTGTGCGTTTGACTATGTTGATGTTGATTCCGTTTGACATTTTTACCTCTTTGTTAATTTAATATTTAGTTTAGCTT